TTCTCTCTAAGAAGATATGTGTTGAAACATTTGTGATACTAGAAGATATACTTTCATTTGCAAATAGATTAGATAAAGACATTTTAGAAACAGTATTATGGCCTAAGATGCACGATAGAATGGCAAGATACAAACCATTTTTAAAATACGATACACCGAGATATAAAATAACATTAAGAAAAAAAGTAAAGGAGATATGATGGCTGAAGAAAGAGAAGTAATAGAAGAAAATGTAGAGTCTATTGGAATGACACAGACAATATTGGGTAGTATAATTTTAAAAATTGTGTTGCCTATGAAAGTAATTGATGAGATTAATGAGGCGTATGATAAACACTCAAAATCTTTAGAGGCACACAATCAATCACTTGCTGGAAAGATTGAAGAAGAAAAGTTAGTAACAGATTTATTATCTGAAAACACAAAACAAATCTTTGTACAATGTTTTGCCCAGTATTTAAAGAACATTCAGAAGCCTTGGTGGGGTATCAGTTTGGCAAATGCATGGATAAATGAAATGCGAGAGAATGAATATAATCCATTTCACTACCATACAAGTAAGATGACCGACTTAGGATTATCATCTGTATTAGTCTTAAAACGACCTGAGTCATATGGTAAAGAATATTCGAGAGAAGAACACCCATCAAACGGTTACTTAGAATTTGTTGGCGGCAATCAAGACCCACTTGGCGTATCACAATTTAGAGTAGATGCTCAAGTAGGCGAGTTTTACATATTCCCATACACAATGTTACACGGAGTTTATCCGTTTAATGGTGACGGAATAAGAAGAACTATGTCTTACAATTGTGATTTAATAAAACCAGATGCTGATGCAGAGTTGCAAGCTAGCAAAATGGGAATTGAATAATGTTTAGAATAATAGGTATTTTCTTTTTAGCTTACTTTGTCGTTTGCACAATACCTTTTATATTTGGCATTTATTTAGGGCTAAACGCTTGACAAAGGAAAGAACTTAGTGTATAATATACACATATATCAAGAAACATGCGGAAGTAGTGTAAAAGTAACACGACAGGTTTCCAATCTGTAGTCAGAGGTGCGAACCCTCTCTTCCGCTCCAATTTGAGATATACTTTTGTTATAAATATAAAGGTGCGATATATACAGCACAGAACGATACAATAATAATACAAATACAATCATACGGAGAAAAAATATGACATCAAGTCTATCAGCGTTAAAACGCTCAAACAACTTAGACACCCTAATGGGTGAACTATCAAAGGTTGCAGAACCACAAAAACAATCAAACTCATACCAAGATGATAGATTCTGGAAACCAGAACTAGACAAATCAGGTAACGGTTATGCTGTTTTTCGTTTCTTACCAGCAGTACAAGACGAAGATTTGCCATGGGCCAGATTATGGTCACATGCATTTCAAGGACCAGGCGGTTGGTTAATTGAAAACAGTTTGACTACAATCAACAAGAAATGTCCGATTAGTGAATCTAACAGTTTACTATGGAATTCTGGTGTTGAGGCAGACAAAGAAATTGCTCGTAAGAGAAAACGCAAGTTATCTTACTATGCAAATATTCTGATTGTGAGTGACCCTAAACATCCTGAGAATGAGGGTCAGGTTAAACTATATAAATTCGGTAAGAAAATCTTTGATAAGATTACTGAGGCGATGAAACCTGAATTTGAAGATGAAACGCCAATCAATCCATTTGACTTTTGGGAAGGTGCAAACTTTAAACTGAAAATCAGAAAGGTTGACGGCTATTGGAATTATGACAAGTCAGAGTTCGATAGTAAAACTGCTATTGCGCCTAATGACGAGGCCATTGAAGAAATATGGAATAGACAATATCCATTAAAACCATTTCTAGCAGACGAAAACTTTAAATCATATGATGAGCTTAAAGCAAAACTTGACAAAGTTCTATCTGGCGTTAGAAATACTGGCACTGCTGAGGATGTTGCCATCCCACCTGTAGCACCGAAAGTAGCACCAGTTGTAGCAGAAACAGTAAGTTCCCCGACACCTACTCCAGTTACTACTGCTGATGATGATTCAGACGAAACTTTGAGTTATTTCAGTAAGTTAGCGGAAGAGGACGAGTAATCTCTCCATCTGTTTTCACTACTTTGGGGTTAGAAAGTTGTTTTCTAACCCCATTTTTGTCTAAATATTACTACTGATTATGAATGAAGTTTGAGATATCAAAACAACAACAACATAAAAGGAGAAAATTTATGTGGAAAAATATAACGGATACGATAGGTAATATTACTACGGTCGCTGTACAACTAATTGGTTTATCAGTAGCACTAGAAGTAGTATTTGGTGCAAATGTACCATTCTTATCTTTAGGTGTTATCGATAACATCTCTAGCATAGTAGCAAGCCTAGGTAACGAAGGTTTAGTAGGATTAGTTACAATCGCAATCTTATGGTCACTTTGGAAGAAGGACTAAGTTAAACAGTAACATTGAAAGGGGGCTTCGGTCCCCTTTTTTATGGTCTAAATCCTTATAAATAGTAGTATGAAAACACTAATCAAAACAATTTTATGTGTATTGATTGTTTATAGTACTCAGGTTATATCAAGTAGTTTAACCTTTGATTTTAGTAACCCTGCCTTTAGTGGCGAAGGATATTCTAGTCATGTGCTATCGATAGAACAACTTCAATACAACAGAAGGGAATCAGTAAAAGACGACATCACTTCAGCCGCTGCTAAAGAGGCTAGAGATGCAAAGAACACGACACTCGCTAAGTTTGTAACGAATGTTGAAAGTCGTATATTCGCAAACTTATCTAAACAAATGGTTGATAATATGTTTGGTACGAATTGTACTGAAGATACAGACACAACCGCAGTAGAGTGCCCATTGAGCGGTACTGCAACTTTACCTGATGGTTCAACAGTCTATTGGGCAAAAGATGAAACAGCAGAAACAATCACATTAACTGTTACTGATGCAAGTGGTACTATAACACAACTGGTTGTGCCAGTTGGTGACTTTAAATTTTAGGATTATGAATATGGAATATTTGGCGATAGCAGTATTATCTTGTTTGGTGGGCAGTTGCTCGGTGCAGAACACGAAGGCGATAGAAGGAGAAATGCCTTTCGTTCAAGGCACACCAACAAAAGAATTGTTACATGAGATGCCTGCATTAATAAACCAACCAACGGATGGTTCAGGCAACCCAGTAAAGATTACAGTTGCGGTCTACGCTTTCCCTGATGAAACAGGACAAAGAAAACAAGTCGGACTATCAACGGCAGTATCACAAGGTGCTGATGTTTGGGTAATACAATCACTCATGGCAGTTGGTAATGGCGATTGGTTTTCAGTTGTTGAGAGGGCGAGTTTAGACAACTTAGTCAAAGAACGACAGTTGATTAGAAGTACAAGAGAACTATATGATGGTTCAGTAGCAACAGACAGTTTATCACCTATGTTGTTTGCCGGTCTAATATTAGAGGGCGGTATTGTTGGTTATGATACGAATACAACATCTGGTGGGGCAGGTGCGAGATTTCTTGGTTTAGGTGCAAACGACCAATATAGAACAGACCAAGTAACCGTTTCACTCAGACTCGTTGCAGTACAGACAGGCGAGATTTTACTAACTGTATCAGCAACGAAAACAATTGCAAGTACCAGTAACGGTGCAGATGTGTTTAGATTTTTAGATTTAGGAACACGAGCATTAGAGATTGAATCTGGTAATGCAGCTAACGAACCGGTGAACTATGCCATTCGTACTGCAATTGAATATGCAGTCTTGCAAATGTTATATGAAGGCAAAGAGATAGGTCTTTGGGAATGGGCAGAACCCGTAATAGCANAAGATAAAGATATAAATATAGCTCAGGGNAATGACACCATTAAATCAGAATCTTGGTGGCCCAATGAACCACATCCAATTTCGGAGAAACAAGGAGAGTAATTTTGAGATTATTAACTTTCTTTATTATGTTTCTGATGAGTTTGTCAGCGATGGCAACAAATAAAATATATGTAACACAAGCAGGTGCTTCTTTAGTATTTGATGTATTACAAGACGGCGATGGAAATATGATAGGTAATTCGACTACAGCTTCTACAGCGTCTGGCAGTGCAACAAATTTTAATATAGACCAAGTCGGTAATAGTAATATAATCACCTTTGATATCGAAGGCGATAATTTTACGGGTGTGTTTTATACAACGGGTAATAGTAACAACATAGATTTCAACTGTGATAGTGCTGGCGCTACTTCAGGTTGTGATGATGTGAATGCTGTAATTAGTTTTACATCTGGTAACTCACAAGACATTGATATAGATGTCGGTCTTGCTAGTTCAAAGTCTGGCGATAATGCTGATATTGATATTACTGGTGCTTCAGGCACGGATAGTACTGTTGTTAATGCTTCTATTGATGGCACAAGTGCAATATTAAGATTAGACATTGCTGGCGATTCAAATAACTATCTAATCAATATTGATGACAATGGTGATGTTGCAGGTCATACTTTAATTATGGACCAAACTGGTATCACGGCAGATGTTGATGTTGTACAATCAGGTTCTTATGATAACTCGGCGACAGTAGATACAACAGGTGATTCACAAAACATTGACATCAATCAAACTGCTGGTGGCACAATAACATTAACGACTACTGGAAGTACAGCGTCTGCTGTTAAGACAGTTAATATTAATCAGACAGGTCATGCAGTATTCAACACAGACGGAACTATCATGGGGCAAACTTCAAATGGTTTAAATGGTGCTGGTGGTTCTTTTGATATAGACCAAACATCAACAGGCACAATTAACTTAGACCAAGATGGTGCAAGTGCGAATGTCAGTATTGAACAAACAAGTTCAGGTACAGTCAACATGGATGTAAATGGTGCAAGTTTCACGGCTGATATCGACCAAGACAATGCAAGTACAATTAACTTACACCATGATGGTGCAAGTGCAGACTATGTTATCTTGCAGACAGGCGGAAGTGGTGATATACTAACACTAACAGTAAACGGTGCTTC